TTGTCATTACCAAATTCATCTTGAATGGTTAAAGTATTTGTTTCCTGCTCTAGAAGAGTTAAAACACTATAGTATTCAACATTAGTAATTCTTCTATCTAAGAGGGCGATATCCCTCATAGAATAACGTTTGATATTTTCCTTAAATACTAAACTATCTACATCAGGATCGTATCCATATGCTTCATGTGCTATAGTTGCAAGAAGCATGATACCATCAGTATCATCTGGAGGAGATGGAATTTCTTCCGATTTTCCATTGACTAGTAAGAATCTACCATCTTTATCTACAAAAAGTTTATCAATTCTCTTTAAGTAGTATGAATAATCGCATCTGAAATCTGAGTCTGGTTTTGGAATATCGAAAACAGTTGACCCTTCACTAACGGTGAATACTCTACTTGCAAAATCAAATGTGGAACAAATTAAGTTAAATGGATCCGATAAAGTTCCACTGCCATCTGCTAGTGGCGATATTGCAGGTCTGAAATCTAAAACATCTCTTAGTTGTTTTTTGGTGGTTAATGTTGCTCCTGTTCCAACTGCGGGAGTAAATGATGGTATGTCCTTATAGTCAGTTCCTACGTATGAATCAATATTGAAATAATCTCCTGTAGATTCGTGCGAATAATAGTCTGCAACAATTTTGAGTTTTCTGATGGGATCATTAGAACCTTTCTTTCTGACAATTTTGGAAACATCATAGAAAAATTCTTTTTGACCAGATTCTAGATAGAAGGATGATGTGATATTTTTGCTTCCTGCATTGATAGAACCAGTAGCGTCACTAATTAGAGCTTCAATGGCATCACCGTTACTGTTGAATCCAGTAACAGTTTCATTTTGTTGGAAAGTTAAGTTATTTTCATATACAAGAGTTAATTTAAGATTTCCACTATTAAAGTCCACAACAAAAGCTTTTGCTCCTGAAGTTTTTCCTGTAATTAATGATCCAGTAGCAAAGAAAGATGATTCTACTAAGGTGATGTATGGAATTACTGCATCGCTACCATCTACCGATTCGTATACTGCTCTTAATTTAAATACGTCGGAAACACCTAGAGAAATTTCTTTATCTTCAATTCTAATGCCATAGATATTTGAATATGTTAAACCGTATTGAATTTGATCACTCTGCTTATATGTTTTACCAACTTTCCAAATTGCCATCTTATTGGCATTTTTGACCTTCTCCGTGACAACGTTTTTGGAAATCGCTGCATTGAAACGAACTGAAGTAATTCCAACAAGATTAGTGACTGTAATTGTTGATCTTGGGATTCCACTTGTGTTAAAAGTTGTATATGCTGCTCCAGAAGGATTTGTATTTTGAAGTACTAAAACCTTTCCAACAGTATAAGAAGATCCTCCAGGAACCGCAGTAACAACCAAGTTATAATTTTCAGTTTCTACAGATTCAAATTGTTGATTTTCTGCAAGAGCAATAGTGAAACTATTACTTGTAATTTGAGATTCGTATGTTCTTCTGATGATCATACTCTCATCAGAAATAGTTTTAATTGATTGTTTTGGCATCTCTGTAAAGAGATCCCCATTTTGCTTACCAAGGAGTTCTGGTCTCTTTCTAATTACAACAGTATATTCTGTACCAGTTGTGGGTGTAAACCCATTAGCAGGAGTTACTTTGAATGCTTGTGTGCTGTATGTGAAGATTGTTGATGTATCTAAATTTGCTGGCACAGCAGCAACAGTAAAATAATTACTAGGTGAAATATATAAACGATCTCCAGGTCTAACTTCTGGTGAAATATTACTATTAAATCCAGTTAAATAACCCTGAGATGAAACATATGTATAAGTAAATTTATCACCAGTTAATTTTACTTCATCGGTGAAAGCAATATCGCTAGTTAAAATGACTGTGCTTGAGACATTTCTTCCTACAATTTGCCTAATATCTGAAAACTCATAAGTATATACTTTAGAAATAGTTCCCTTATCTCTACCGTCTACTTCAATAACTTCTCCTGATCGGAAAGAACCACTTACTCCATACAGCGTGACTGTCTGACCAGTAAAGGAAGTTCCACTACTTAAACGAAGAAAACCTGTAGCACCACTAGTTTTTCCTCTAATTATAGATCCACCTTCTATAGTTGTAGATCCAGTTAGATATAATTTTGTGAAGATTGAAATATCAAAAATATGAGCATCATAATAATCATTTAAATCTCCTTCAACGGTATCTGTTCCACTAGAAGTAAATTCCCAACTTGCAATTCTAGCCAAACCAATAACGTTACCTGCCGCTGATCCTGGAGTTGCAGTAACGGCATCTCTCAATTCAATAATTTGATATGAACTATCAATATCAGGACCACTTAAAATTGGAGATCCATATACATTAGAAACTTGAATAGTATTTCCAAGTTCAAATGGAACAATATTATTTTGTAATGACTTATATTCTCTTGGTTTTGGTAGATCTAGATAAACTGGGGCATCTCTAACAATTGGATAACCTTGTAGATACACTCTACCTGGAGAAATTTGTACAGTGTATAGATCTTCCGATGCTAATACTTTTGTATCTTCCGTATAGGTTCCAGGAAGGAATACGCCATTATTGAAACCATCATTTAAGCATTCTCTAACTTTAATATCAAATGGGGTAACCATAAAGTCCCCAGCAGTATCATAAAGTTGAGATGCGAAACGCTTCTCTAATTCATTGTATTTTGTTTCATCAACTCTTAATTCTACCTTACCATTTTTGAGTCTTAGAAGTTCTAGGAAATTCTTATCTGCATCATCATCCAGATCCTTCTTAACTAAGGTAGCTTTAATTTTAAATCTGTGTGCTCCAGGTGCAGCATAGTTGGATGAACCAGCAGCATTATCATTTAGGGAAGAATCATCTTCCGAAGTTATAATAGACTCTGATATCTCAAGACCAACTCTATACGATGGATTTTGAGCATATTGATCCAGAATTAAACTTTGAAATTCTACGTCAACAAAGAATCCTCGTATAAAATATACACCAGTATTGATATATCCAATTGATCCAATTTGAGTTGCTTCATTTGGAATCAACTGTGCAACTGGAGTACCAATTTCGATCAAAGTTGTTCCGAAGGTAATTTCAGAATCAACAATAATTTGCTCATTATTTTGTAATTTTTTATTTGTCCTTTCTGTTCCGCCAGATTCGGTATACTTTACATATAAAGTAATGAAACCCTTATCCGACTCATCAGAACTAATAGTATTAATTACTTCAGCTTTTACTCCACTAGTTAGACCAGTGATAGTTTTACCTAATAGAGAAGTTCTATAACTTTCAATTTCGGATCCCAAAAATGCAGACTGTAATAAAATACAGTCAACATTATTATCCCAACCAACTTGCCCAGGAATCACCATGGCACCATCTTTAAATAGGTGAGATCCTACACTCCCCACCTGATTTTGTAGAATGGATTGTAGTGTTGTTAATTCTCTAGCTTGAATTGGAAATCCAGGTCTAAAAAGAACTTTATAGAAGTTTTTGAACTTGTCAAAATCATCATAATAAGGGCTGACGTTCAGGTTGGTATTTTGTGACATTTCTTTCCTATCTTTTTAATTAGAATTCGATAACAATTTTAATATCTTCAATCTGATCGCTTGCGCGAGAAATCGATCTCCTATTATCTATATAGATAACTTCACCACTGTTTCTTTGAAGTTCTGGGAATGCATATCCAGATGTAAATCTCATTCCCAAATCATATTCAGTGTTATTAATTGTTCTTGTTGAAGTACCAGGAACAGCAGGGAAATTAACGTCTGGTTCTGCAGCTGCCCCAGAAGAAGCACCAGTTATTACATTACTACCATCGAATAGATTCAAAGATCCAGTAATTTCTGGAAATATACCATCAACTCTGTTCTGGTAAAATTTCAAAACTTTGGTTGTACTATTCCAAGAAATAACTCTTCCTCTTGCTGTAATTTGTTGACCCCCAACCGTTCTTGCTTGAGTGATAATTTCATCAACAACAAAATTTCCTTGGAAGGTTGGTGGAAAAATTACTGCCTTGGTTGAACTGAGAGTTAAATCCGAAGATAATTCTTCAGTGTTATACTTATATGGGTTTAATAGCAAACCAATTCTACGATAATCATTATCAATAGGGAAATCTCCAGAACCTTCAGAATACGAAAGTTTTGCATTAACCATCACTCTATATCCACCCAATTCGAAAGATGGATTTGCACCATGTCCACCTTGAGGGGGAATGATTACATCAATAGTACCGCCAGTTCCAGTTCCAATTCCATTGATAGCATCAATGATAATTTTTCCAAATGTATAACCAGTTCCTCCAGATGTAACGGTTGCATTTACAATTTTACCACCATCAATAACTAAAGATACTCTACCACCAGTTCCATCTCCTACAATTTGAACGTTATCATAAGTTCCATTGTTATAACCAGAACCAGAAGCAGTAATAACAACAGTATCAATTTCTCCTGCTACAGCATTACTTCTAACAGCAGAATCATTTAAAACTGGGATATAATCGGATGAGAAAAATTTTAGAACCTGAGCAACTGGAATTGTATACATGTACTTCCATCTATAACCATCAGCAGTAGTTACAATTGACGTTGAAGTTCCAGTTGGTTCAATTGTAGAAGGTTTTCCGTTGGGATCTGAAGGTGATGTTCCATTGTAAATGCACTTATAAACTTGATAAGTTGAGTTTACAACATAAAAGTCTGCATCATATAAACGAGTAGATCCAGAAGCAGCGGTTTTTGTTGGGGAATAGTCATGACGATACATGTCATAGATGAAACCTAAACCACCAGTAGTCTTTTCTGGTGGGGTCCAGTCAATTCTACGAACAACTTGAATAGTATCGTTCGATAGAACTCTCTTTAAAGAGATCATATCATCATATAGATCGCTATATTCTTCAAAACTATCAATTGCTTGTGGTGGATTATTTTCGTTTTCCCATGGTTGGGGTCTGCCAATAAAAATATACAGGCGATCCCTATCCGATCCAGCAACTAAGTCGGTTGCTTCTGGATCTGGTCCTTCTAATGATTTAATAAATTTTCCCGCCGAATAAATTCGGAATTGATCTGTAAGAAGTGCTGACATTAATTTATCACAAGAAGTTTATGATTCCCTATACTATATTTAGTTATTAAAATTCATCATTTCTAACTCTGGTTAAGTAATCTATGGAAAGAATCCTCCACGACCCTCCATTATCTCCTGTTACCTTTTCTCCACCTAGAATTGCCTGCACAACACCACCAGATCCAGAACCAGAAGTAAATGTTATTGTTGGCGCAGTTTCATAACCATAACCACCAGATCCAACAGTAAGAGATGTTATCTGATCGGCTGTTAATTGTGCAGTTGCATCAGCATCTACAATTGAAGATGGGATGTTTACTGTTATTGGAGTTGAATATCCATTTCCAGTATCTAATACTCGTATATCAACTATGGTAGAATCGGAAGAAAATTCGTATAAAATTCCTTTCATCGGATCTCCCGTATCGTAGGGTACGGGATCTTTAACTACTAAAACATGAGTATCAGGATTCCAAGAAACTACAGTTGCTTCAATTAAAGATTCGACCCCAGTTATAGTCTCTCCCACAGTGAAGTCAATACCATTATAGTTATTAACATTTCTCATATCCATTGTTATCTGTATTAGGGCATTATGGGATACACCCTCATTTAGACCTCCTGCATCACTAACAGTTGCAATCTTAAATGGAAGACTAGAATCTTTTATTTGATCACCAGATTCAAATAAAGTGGTATTAGTTCCACCAGTGGTCTCTTCAATACCATATAAAGTAGAAGCATTTCCAGAGTCTAAATTTATCTGATTGTTATAAGCAGTTCCAGTGTTAACTAGATCTGGATATCCATCCCCAGCACCATCTAATTCATCATCATCTTCAAATGCTTTATCCACCAAAACTGATGGTGGATCAGTTAATCTGTAGATAATGGATCCCTCAGTATCTATTATGACATGTGGTAATTCAAAAGTATCGGAGGATTCTGCAATTCCTCCGTCAAACACAACTGCCGATTTTTCACCAGG